TTGTACCAGCTCCGTTTGTTTTATCTTGGGCTGTAGCTACGACAATAAGAGGGACTGTACCAGGTTCTGCTGGTGTATAAAAACTCTCGTCGATTACCGTAACTTGTACGCCTGGTGATGTTAGTGCCATATCGCCTATTCTCCTGGTAATAGTTGCTCATAATATTTAGCATACTATCCTAAAAACAGCGAGTTAAGCATATAACAAAAGGGGTCTAAAAGGTAAATATCTAATGCGACCACTCTGCAAGGCCTGCGCACAGCGTCCACGAGCCATTAATTATTATAAAGATAACCGTACCTACTACAGAACACTGTGTGAAATCTGTCTAGCACACGGTGCAGGTGCGCATGTACCTCGGTGGCAACGTGCAGGATATAAACTCAAGGTCGTATGTGAAAAATGCGGATACAAAAGTCCACACACACAGATATTTCGAGTGTTTCATGTAGATGAAAATCTCAACAACTGCAGACCCAACAACCTTAAAACCGTGTGCTTGAACTGTGCCGCTGTCTTAGGCAAAGAAGGAATTACTTGGCGACAGGGAGACCTCGTTGCCGATTATTAAATTTGCACTTTGTTGATACAGCTCATCTATAGAGCCATTGTTATCAACGATGCTGTCAAAATCACTGCCTAACCATGCCCACTCTGATGCATGTATTTTGCGCATCTTCATGGCATTGATATTTACGTTGTTGCCTTGATTAGCACTCAAAGCATCTGCATACCATTCGGGCAACTCACCACGCTGTACCCAAACAATTTGTCCACCTGCATCTTTAATTGATTTGATTTCGTTGGGGAATCTGCAGTCCGAAATAACTATGTGATCTTTGCTAGAACGTAGTTTATTTTCCAATGAAGCGATCCATATGTCGTCATGAAACGATCTACGACAAACTTCTGTGCCCCAGTATTGTAGAACCCATCTAGGAGTTAGTGTGGGCATATCCAGCCGTTCTGCCCACCAAGGATCTACCTGTTCTCTCCATTCTCGAGCCTGTGCTGTGCGTCCTTCCAACATGGTTCGATCCCAACCAAACACACTGGCCACAGCATCTTTGAGTGTTGACGCAAAACTTTCTCTGCGAAATTCGTGAAAATTAACTAGATAATCGGCTACAGTGTCTTTGCCCGAGCCTATAAAACCGCATACACCTATGATCATAAATTGTCCCCTTTAGAACAATTATAATATAGATTAGTTATAAGGTCAACCAGTTATCCAACCCCAACCCTGGGTAGTAATACCAGTTTTGAGATCTTCCATTAGTTTTTCCATTTCGGCCTGCGCCTCTGTGATCAGTGCTGCACCGTTGAGTTGTGTGCCACCTTGCGGACCTGCGATTTGTCCAAACTTGCTTCGAGCCTGTCCTAACATCATTTTACAGTTGGCCAAACTATAGTCCTTGATCCATTGTCCGGAATACACATCATCGATGACAGCGAAATCCGGTTTAGAATTGTAGACTTGTAGCATCACTGATTCATCACCTCGTGGACGTTGATGAATGATAATTTTATGACTCTGTGGATGCCAGGTAAAGTTAATAAATGAACCAAACATCTTACCCACTAGTTCCTGATACTGACTAAACAGTTCATAGGTCAGTAGTCCTCCCATGTTGGTACTGCTTAACAGGTAGGTGTTGGCATAGGCCAAATTAAATGGTTCAAATACTGTGCCACCTGTGCCGTTACCGGTTCTTGATCCCACTGATCTACGGAATATCTGTCGCACCTGTTGTATTTCTTTGGGTAGTATATACTCGTTGGTGCTCTCTGTTAGTGTTAAAAACATATAGCTTTCCTCCACAGCGTTGTCGCTGCGCTGACGGAAAACTGCTAGAGCACGATTAAGTGCTGTGTCGTAGTGTATGGGATCTAATTCTACATCTACCATACCATCGCCTAGCATGGCTTTGCAGTAGTTGAAAACAGAGTTTTTGGCTTGATCTGATGTGCTCATACAAGTATTTATCGTAGCGGTAAATATATGACTATGCCAAGACTCAGTTTATACCGTCCCGAAAAGGGCAACGATTTCCGCTTTATAGATAGATCCGCCTGGGAAATGTTCCAAGTTGGCGGCACAGATGTGCTGGTACACAGGTACATCGGGCCGGGGGCAGCGACTCAAGGTGACACTCCTAGCACACCCAACTATACCACTGATAACGTAGCAAACATACAGGATCTGTTGTTTTTAGAAAACCGAGATCGCAAGTATGATCCCGATGTTTATGTCATGCGCGGTGTCTACAATATCAGTGATATCGATTTTAACCTCAGCCAGTTTGGACTGTTTCTACAGAATGATACGATCTTTATCACTTTCCACATCACAGATACTGTAGAAAAGCTGGGTCGTAAAATCATAGCAGGTGATGTGATTGAACTACCACACCTCAAAGATGAGTATGCTCTTAATGATTTAACTTTTGCACTCAAGAGATTTTTTGTAATAGAAGAAGTTAGTAGAGCAGCAGAAGGATTTTCAGCCACATGGTATCCGCACTTATATCGTGCCAAGTGCAAACCATTAGTAGACAGTCAAGAATTTAAACAGATCTTAGATGACATTGCAGATAGAGAATTCTATAAAGGCACATATAATGCCAGCATCACTTATTATCCCGGTGATGTTGTACTTGCTGTTACTGGAAAAAAATATCAAGTCATACAGGAAGTTACAGGTGTTGCTCCACCCAATAACACCTACTATGCACTAGCAGATACCTTGCGAGATGTGATCAGTACCTACGAAAAAGAAATGCAGATTACTGCTGCGGTGTTAGATCAAGCAGAAGCAGATGCACCACGCAGCGGCTACGACACCAGCAAGTATTATACTTTGCAGAGAACAGACGATGGCACAGCTGAATTAGCCAGTGTAGATGCATCTTTAGTAACCGTGGATGCACAAACACAGGCCACCGACGAAGCAGGCAATCTACTATATGACACTGATGGTAATGCTGTGTATGTTGGTCAGACTGCTAGCTCAGTGATACTGCCGGCAGCCGGAGATGGCTATGAAGGGTATCTAACCAAAGACGGCGTACCTCCCAACGGTGCTCCATTTACCGCAGGTATTTCCTTTCCAAATAATCCAGTCAATGGACAGTTTTCACTACGCACAGATTATCTACCTAACAGACTGTTTAGATTTGATGGAGTAAGATGGCGCAAGTTTGAAGACAACGTTCGAATGACCATGAGCAACCTAGGTGCCAGTGATGTCGTTGCTGGTGAAACCTTCGCAGGCAAGGATGTACGTCAGACACAAAAATCTACATTTATTAATAACCCCACCGTAACTACTATCGATGGACAGACAGTAAAAGAAAAACAGAGTCTCAGCAAGGCTCTAAGACCTGAGGCAGACCTATAATGGATTTTCACTATGACGGACAGATAAGACGCTATGTCACACAGTTCATGCGTGTGTTTATTGGATTCAAGTATCAGGCAGGTGACGGCGATCAGCGACAGATTCCTGTGATGTACGGCGACCTTACTAGACAAGTAGCTAGCATTATCAAAGACAACTCAGAAAATAAAATGCCCACTGTGCCTAGGATAGCTTGTTATATCACAGGTCTTGAAATGGATACTAATAGGCTCAGCGATCCTACATTTGTTTCAAAGATACATATTCGAGAACGTAGATTTACAGATGCCAACGGTACTAGAGAATACACAGGGCAACAAGGCGGCAGCTATACTGTAGAACGTTTGATGCCCACACCGTTTAAATTGACCATGAAAGCAGATGTGTGGACTTCTAACACAGATCAAAAATTACAGTTGCTTGAACAGATATTAGTGCTGTTTAATCCCAGTCTAGAACTCCAGACCACAGACAACTACATAGACTGGACCAGCCTCAGTGCCATGTATCTAACCAGTACAAATTTTTCCAGTAGGACCATACCGCAAGGTGCAGAATCGGACATAGACATCTGCAGTTTAGAGTTTGAAATGCCTGTGTTTATATCACCACCAGCCAAGGTTAAAAAATTAGGTATAGTGCAGAGTATTGTGGCCAATGTGTTTACCGAACAAGGTGACGTGTTAAATCTTGAAGACTTGATTTATAATAACAGTGCTCCTAGTTCTAACATATCCGGGCAACCATATGGTAGATATGGAGTTCTATTGTTTAAATCAAACACCGGTAACCCCAACGACAATCAATACGATTTAACATTGGTTAACCCCATAGAGGCCGTGACATCACTAGGCCTCAGCGAAAAGGAAGTAAAAAACGGTGAGCCGATTGATTGGAATATAATATTGAGTACCCAAGGCGGATATGTTCCGGGCAGTGAGATTTTTTTTAAAAAAGCCAACGGATTAGAAATAGTAGGAACATTTGTAATTAACCCAATAGAACCTAGTATTTTAGTAGTGTCCTTGGATACAGATACATATCCGGGCAATGATGATGTGGCCAGCACAGTGCCCGGAGTAACTGCCAGTGGCACAATAGATGCTATCATTGATCCTTACAAGTATAATCCATTAGAAGTATACGGGTCACATGCAGCTATTCCTATTGGACTGAGATTTTTAATGCTAGACGATGTTAATAATAGTGTAAATCGTGGTGGTTACATCAATCTTCCTTCTAATCCAGCAGACAGCACCAGTGTGCCTTATCGTGGGCCGCAGGCTTGGAGAGGGGTCAGCAACAATGATTCGTCATGGGAAAATCAAGATGGCACGGATCCTGTTATCAAAGCTAACTCTGTCGTAGAATGGACTGGGAGTACGTGGACCACAATATGGGATCCAGAAGAAAATACAGCAGAGGCAGCAGATATACTAGGTGAAGAGTTTGCTCCGTTTTATATTCAAAATATACGCACAGGTATCAAATACAAGTGGGACGGCACACAATGGATCAAGGCCTTTGAAGGTGAGTATCTGCCAGGAGAATGGAACTTCAAACTGGCAGGTGGATAAGTACTGGCATGCAACAGCGTGCCGGATTATTATTCTTAGCTAAAACCACAGGTCGTATACTGCTGATCCTAGATGCAGAACGATGGACTGTGCCTACATTTCAGCGCAACAACAGCCTCCTAGAAGATGCCAACGAATTGTTAAATCAATACTCACAGGGCCGTATAGTTCCCATCGAACTGTATCTGTCTGAAGATCGTGGTTTTGAATATGGCACATATGTGTGCGTGGTTGATCAAGAGTTTTTGACCTTGGCATCAAAGACTGTGTGTTGGGCAGATTTAGATTGCCTGCCCAAACAACTGCATTCAGGTCTGCGTACCACATTAAATAATCAAGTAATACGTGTAAAAATAGAAACCATATTGGAGTTAGAAAATGTCAAATCTATTACAAAAGTCCAGTAGATTTCAAGAGGACTGTGACAAATATAGCACTGCTATTGCCAGCATGCCCGACGGTGCATCTAAGCAAGAATCTCAACAACTGTTGAATAAACTGATTGCAGAAATAAAAAAATTAGATAGCATGCACATGGAAATGGTCTATAGTCGACAACTGCCTACAATGGGTGGTGAGATGAAACAGGATATCACAGCTATAAGAAAGAAATTAGAGACTAGACTCAAAGACTGGTCACAAGCACAGAAAAATTAAATACTGCCAAAGTTCTTAACTGTGATGATACCTATCATAGGAGCATGGCTTCCGCACTGATATCTATAAGCGCCACTAATAGTATCCGGAATTTTCCAATACAATGTTCCCGAATCTTTGCCCTGTGCATTTGACCCAGTAGACACCACCCCTGCGGTACTAACATGCACTAACCCTGTGTTATAATTTACACCAGTGTTGGATTGAATTAAAAAAGGATGGTTGGTTGCTTGTAAATTAAATGCTATTGTAGTGCCATTTATAGCATATATTGTAGGATTATCTGTGGTGCCGTATTGGTCGAATCGATATGCTGAGGCTCCGTTGCTGGTCACTGTCAGCATAGTAATCGCCGGTAGATAGATCCTATCTATCGTCAAAGAAGCAGACCCTGCATCGCTGAGTCCTGTAAATGCTGTGGCACCTGCACTCACTGTGCTGGTGATTGTAACGGTGTCCGTGCCAGCATCGGTAGTAAGGGTTATCCCGGTACCCGCTACCAAAGTCAAGGTGTCTGTAGCCGAATCAGCAACCACTGAACTTTGACCTGCTACTGCGATTGTAGCAAAACTATCGGATGAGGTTCCTCCACCTGCAGCAGCAATAGTTATAGTGTCTGTACCGGCATCTGTGGTTATAGTTATGTTTGAGCCTGCTACCAAAGTCAATGTATCTGTGGCTGAATCCGCCACTACCGAACTCTGTCCTGCCACTGCTATGGTAGCAAAGCTGTCTGAAGCACTTCCCCCTGTAGCTGCGGCCCACGAGTTGTCACCTCTCAAATAGGTGCTGGCACTGGGTGTGCCTGTGGCTCCTATACGTGCTATAGGCACGGTACCTGAGGTTAATTGTGTGGCATTGAGTGCGGTTAGATTAACACCTGATGCAGCGGGCAGGGTAGCAGGAAAACGTGCATCTGGAACTGTACCAGATGTTAGTTGCGTGGCATTGAGTGCAGTTAAATTAACACCCGAACTTGCAGGTAGTGTGGCTGGAAATCTTGCATCCGGTATAGTGCCCGAAGTCAACTCGGTGGCATTCAATGCTGTTATCAAACTGCCAGCACCACTAAAGCTGGTAGCAGTCAACAAGCCAGCATCTGATATGCTGGCACTGCTGACCTGTATGATTGTGCCGGTTGTGCCATCGTAGCGAACAATCCGGTTGTCTACATAGCTGCCGCCTGCACTTAGCACATCTCCAGTACCTGCACCCGAAGCTCCCTGTGGTCCAATTTCTCCCTGAGGACCTGGAACACCTACAGCACTGGTCTGCTGATAAGTGCCGTCTGGAAATACAATAGCATTTCCAACTATGATATCACTGTCGAACAAAACTGCAGGAGTAAATGTAATAGCAGAACTGTCTGTTGAATCTATAGTGGTTCCCACAAAAGTAATACTACCGGTGCTAGTAGTTGAATTAATTGTGATAGTGTCTGTGCCATTATTTGTAGTAATTGTGATATTTGAGCCAGCTACAAGTGTTAATGTATCAGCAGTAGAATCAGCTATAACACTAGACTGACCGGCTACAGCTATAGTGCTGAATGTATTGGGTAGACTGCTTTCTGCAGCCACAGGCACCCAGGCCCCGGCATGAGCATAGTATAGTTTGCCTGTATCGTGGGCATGAGCTACCATACCGTGATAATCTGTAGCTGGCACTTCATCTGTAAGATCTGCCAAACTGTCCCAATGGAATCTAATTCGATTTTTCTGCCCTGTGATATCTATCACGCCCGATAACACCAAAGTGTTGGTAGAATCATCCAACCACGTTAACGCAGTTAAGTCATTGACTTGAGAGCCGTTCGACGGATAGTAGGCTATTTTTCCAGCCACCCCGGTTTGTACTCCGCCACTGAACCCTGCAGAATTTGCCTTGGCCAAGAAATCTGCATTCGATACATTAGTAAGAGAAGCTTTGGCAAGACTAGTTCCACCTACTAGACTGCCATTATACAGTCTTAGTGTGTTTTGATTTTGATCATAAAAGATTTCACCAGAGGAGCCCGTTTTTCTATCTAAAAAATCGGCTTCTCGGGGTATTACTCGTAGTATTTTAATAGGAGCAGTCATCGGGATTCCACATATACAGATATTTAGCGTAAAAAAATTATAATATCACAAACTGCTGACCCTGTGCATTGCTAATTATAAATACCCTAGCATATGTTAACCAAGTTAAGGAGAAATAATGCCAGTTTTAAAACCAGCTCATGATAGGATTTTAGTTAAGAGACACGAACCAGAACAAGTATCTTCTGGCGGTATTGTACTTGCTCCCGCAGCTGTAGACGAGCGAACATCCAAAGCCACTGTTATAGCAGTCGGTCCTGGAAAATATTCTGAAAAAACAGCAGTTTTAATACCAATGACTGTTAAAGCTGGAGACGAAATTTTATGTCACCCTGCTGCAGGGTCTAAAATAGTTGTCGGCTCAGAAACATATTGGTGTTTGCCAGAATCTGATGTATGGTGTATTGTAGAACCTGACTAAAATGAATGCTGATTTACAACAAAACAATTATTTTGTAGTAGAAGATTTCTTACATCCTATAGCAGCCAGCATTGTTGCAAACAATTTTAAAAAAGAATGCATTAAAACGTTTGCTAAAGCAGATCCACAAGTTTCCGGCTCACCGGCATTATACAATAGTCAAATAGTACACCAGTTGCTAATTTCAAAGATTTTTTATATGAATGACTTAGTAGGTGAAAGATTATATCCCACATATTGTTATGGCAGATGGTATAAACGAGGTGCCGAATTGAAATCTCATATCGATGCCGAAGCTTGTGAAATTAGTGTAAGTGTGAATCTTGCAGGGGATAAGTGGCCTATACATTTCACAAGACCCGACGGCGAAACAGATAGTGTGTCATTGAACCCAGGAGATGCTGTAATTTACAAAGGTGCTAAATCCTACCACTGGCGTGAGCCTTTTCAAGGAACTGAGTGTATTCAAGTGTTTCTGCATTACGTGACTATTGATGGTCCAAATTATTTACAGGCATTTGATCTACAACGTAATCCACAAGGACCTATGTGATTCAGTATCATTTTCCAACAGCAGTACTTACTGAATTACATCTGATATTAGCAGATGCAATGTTGCCTGTAGCTAAAAAATACCTAAGCGATCCAGATTATGTAAGACACCGATGGGGTTATAAAAATACATTCGATACTTCCATGCAGCTTGGAAAACAACCTGACATAGAACCATTTAAAAATCTTGTACATAAAACTGCTAGAAACTACCTTAGACAACTAGGGTACGACGAGCAACAAATTAATTTTGAAACACAAGTATTTGTAAGCGAGATGTTTGAAGGAAACTATCACGAGTCACATACACATCCTAATTCTATTTTATCTGGTTTGCTATATCTTCAAGTTCCTGAAGGATCTTCGCCGTTAATTATAAGCGATCCAAGACCGTTTAGAAATTTTGTCATGTTGCCTAGGTTAGGAGATACAGCTACTAATATTGAGGAAATTTCCATCACTCCAAAAAAAGGACTGCTTTTAATGTGGGAGTCGTGGATACCACATGTTGTTCCTCAAACACATAATACAGAAGGCCGCATTACCATGGTATTCAATCTTAGTAGGAAATTGGCATGAGTAATACACAGACCACATACAATTTTGATAAAACTAAACACCCGCTAGTAGGAGTAATTGTTTGTAAAAATAATTTCTTCAATAATCCAAACAAGGTGTCAGCTCTTGCACAACGACAAGAATATACTAAATCGGATCGTTATCCTGGAAAACGCACAATTAATTTATTAGAATCCGCCGACGAGGAAACTAAGAATTTTGCAGTGTTTTTTGCTAAAAAAATTGCCAGAGAAGTATTCCCGGGAATTTCACAATTTGTAATACACATAAGTTTTCATATCAACGAACAATATGACGACGCAGATGCAAACATTGGATGGATACACAACGACGACGTCACATTGGCCGGATTGGTATATTTAAATTCCAACGAAACAAATTTTGATAGTGGTACTTCGATCTTCTTAAAGAAAGGTGCAGAAGATTTTTCTGTACCTGATTTTCCATCTAGAAAACTGTTTAACACCACCAGTATAGTAACAGAAGAATACAAACAAGATTTAAAAAATAATCACACACATTTTGAAGAAACTATTCGAATAGGAAACACGTATAATAGACTAATAGCATATGATTCTAATCTATGGCATAGACCAAATACCTTCAAAGTGAATGTTAAAGAACCTCGTACTACACTATTATTTTTTATTGATCGATATGAATTTGAGCAGCCAATCATTGATAATTTTTCTAAATGGGTAGACTGACATGTCGATAACTCCTGTTCCGTTATTTCCAGTTAACTTGGTCAAGATGAAAGTGCGCAATCACGATAAGATTAAAAAATATCTTATGGACAATGTGTATCCGCAATATGTTAGGGATGGAGTCAATGACACCGTGACTAATGCCTACACTGATTATGTTCCGGGCGCTCACAAGATACCATGGATGATAGTATCAAAATTTTACGAAGATGACATTCGAGAATTTTTAGAATTTACCGGTATTGATTTTTCTAAAGGGTGGACTTTTAAAGTAACCTGCTGGTACGGAATGATGACTAATTCTACTTCCCAATTTCCGCATGATCATACCGGTGGTCCAAAAACAATACAATGGTCTGCAGTACACTACGTAACACTGGACAACGAAAATTCTGGAACTGTATTTTTAAATCCCAATGCTAGAATGATAAAAAGCGTTATTCCAACAAAAAATAAAAATGAATTGCCTGAAATGTATTGGCCAGAGAAAAAACAAATGTTGGTAGAGGAAGGAGATTTATTACTTTTTCCTTCGTGGCTTGATCACCATACACCTGCACACACCTCTGGTAATTTACGAGTTGTTGTTGCTATGAACGTAATGTTAACATTTGATAATAGAGAAGGATATTAAATGAATATAGTTGTTGTTGGCGGCGGAACTGCTGGGTGGCTAGCTGCATTAATAATTAGTAAAGTTAAACCAGAACACACAGTGACTGTAATCGAATCTTCTGCCATAGGCATTGTGGGAGCTGGAGAGGGATCGACAGGACTACTGACCAGTATTTTAAAAAATGAAATGTGGGATTTTGGCTGCAACTTAATGGAGTTTTTACAAGAAACAGGAGCCACATTAAAATATGGAATTCATCACAAAGATTGGAAAACAGTAGGTGAAAGTTATATGGGCCCGATCGGTGGTAACCCTGCATCAGATAACATAGTTGATTATATTTTCGCCCACTATCATAGCACAGATCCAGCAAATGTTCACCGAAGTTCAATCTACGCTCAAAAAATAGAACGTAAAATTTCTAATTTTAATAAAAAAACATTTTCCTTTGACAGCATAGGAACCGCACTACACTTTGATGCTCACGACGTGGGCAAGTATTTTAAAAAAGTTGCAATGAAGACTCTACGAGTGTCTGTTATAGACGACGAAGTACTGGACGTAAACTTAAATTCTGAAAATGGTAATATATCGTCTGTGTTATTAAAGTCTGAAAAAGTCATCGACGGTGACTTCTTTATTGATGCCAGTGGGTTCCGACAGGTATTGATAAAAAAATTAGGAGTCAAATGGGTCAGCTACAAAGAAAATTTGCCAGTTAACTCAGCCATGCCATTTTTGCTACAGTACGAAGAAAATGAGTATCCTGAATTATATACCACTGCTTGGGCGCAGAAGGCAGGCTGGATGTGGCAGATACCGAGTCAGCACCGCAAGGGCTGCGGTTATGTGTTTGATGATAATTTTATCACTGCAGATCAAGCTCAAGCAGAAATAGAAACCACGTTAGGCAGACCCATTGATCCAATACGTGTACTAAAATTTGACACCGGACGACTAGAAAATGTCTGGGAGAAAAATTGTCTAGCAATCGGACTTGCAGCCGCATTTGCAGAGCCACTAGAAGCAACCAGCATACACACTACCATTGCACAACTGTTATCATTTGTTTTTGAATTTTTAAAATCCGATCTAGACAATACATTGAATCCTGGCAGTAGAAATAGCTATAATCGACGCACCGCTAAATTATACGACACTACTAAAGAATTTCTAATTGCTCATTACATGGGCGGAAGAACTGACAGTAAATTTTGGAAACATATTAGTTCGGGTGCCACTAAAACAGAGTTTGTTGATAACTTATTAGAGATGTGCAAAACGCAAATGCCCAGCAATAGGGATCTTGACATATCATTTGGAGCTCCCGATATGGGATTATGGTGCTACGTATTAGCCGGAACTGGACATGTTACACCCGAAACATCCGCAAAAATATTTTCTGGAAATACTGTTCCTATCTTAGGGTTAACCGACATGAATACTGTTATTGCTGGGTATCAAAAAACCGTAGACAACATGCTACAAGATAACTTAGACTATGCCGAGTTTATCAACTTTTTAAAGCGGACTGCTAAGTCATAATTGCAACAACGACTGTTAATTTTAGATAATTAGTAGTATGAGCTTTTATGACCTGCCCAACGTTGGCATTTATCTAGACACATTTAATCCCTTTCTGTTTCAACAAATTAAACAACAAGTCAGTGAGTTTGTCTCAGAATTTGAAAATTCTCGCAGCGCCAGTAACGAATCCAAAGATTTGTTAAGACTTTATCAAAAAAAAATTCAAGGCTATTCCAACGATTACAAATTAACCGATCCATTAGTAGATGCAGTGGACAAAGAAATACTTAAACTAGTACATAAATATGAATCAAAATACCAATATTTTGACAAAATGTTTAATTATTCAACAGGCATCGAAAATTTAGAAACAAAAATAGGATTAGAACGAATATGGGTTAACATGCAACGAGCAGGAGAATTTCTACCGATGCACCATCACAGCGGATTATACAGCTTTATAATATGGACTACAATTCCATATACAATGTCTGATGAAAAAGATAACACTGCTAATCCTGATTTAATTAAAAATAGAACAGCTAATTTTGAATTCACATATGTTGACGCATTAGGCAAAATAAGTAACTATCCTATCCCTGTGGACTGTTCACTTGAAGGAAAAATTTGTATATTTCCTTCAGAGTTGCAACATCAAGTATATCCATTCTATAGTTCCCCTGGAGTGCGAGTATCAGTTGCTGGTAATTATCGCTTGGAGATAGTAAAATGAGTTTTGAAAAATACGAGTTCCGGGGATTCATTGGCGTATTTGAAAATTATTTTCAAAATTCCTACTTCCAAGATGTTATTTCCTACTACAATAAGATAGCAGGATTATCGCTACATCAGCAAGATACAGTTCCTAAACATTGGAAAAACGATGAGCAACTTTATTTGTTAGATCCAAATGTAGTCAGTACACTGCATCCTCAGTATGTCAATCATTTTCTCGATGTATTGTGGAAGAAAATAATGCCCGTGTACGTTGATAAATTTAGCATACTTCAAGATAAGTCTTACAAAGTAGAACAAATCAAGATGAAGAAAATTGTGCCTGGCGGCGGATTTCATCAGTGGCATTATGAAGCACTGGGCGAAGATTCTAAAAGAAGAATCGTAGTTCAGCTGTACATGAACGACATAGACCAAGCAGGAGAAACAGAATTTCTGTATCAGAACACTAGAATTGTTCCTAAAAAAAATAAGTTACTGATATGGCCTGCTGATTGGACCCATACTCATAGAGGAAATCCTCCTATTGGTGGCACAGACAAATATATCTTGACCACTTGGTTGGTAGAAACAGATGACGATAAAACTACTTGATGAAAATTAAATTTAACATAGACGATAAAACTGCGTTAGAACATTGGAAGCCAGTGCCTGCCAAAGATTGCTTGCCTGAATGGTATGCAAATATGGCTAAAGCCAAGGACACATATAGCTTCGATGAAAATGCTTTAAAAAGTATTCGAGCCTGTGTTCCGGTTGAAGATTTTATAACAGCCGGATATATTCTAAGAGCCACTTACGAAGTTAGAGTCAGTGAAAAGATTGAAAATTTTGTTCCTAAAATGAATATTGTTACAGCTAACACAGTACGCAACAAAATAAATGATCCTAAAAAAACTGATGACATACAGGGACTACATCCTAACAATGCTGTCGGCATATATGCCGAAGCAACATGCCCAATGCGATCAACAGATAAGAAAAATTTAACAAACTATTTTCGATTTAACTCCGAGTGGACAGTGCAGACTCCCCCGGGTTACAGTTGTTTAGTGGTGCAGCCTTACTACTTGTTTCAAAACCAATTCAGTATCATGCCTGCTATTATCGACACAGATAAGTTTAATCAAAAGATTCCAGTGGTAGGATACTTAACAGAAGTTAATACTGAGGTTAGATTTTATTGCGGCGATCCGTTAGTACAAATTATTCCATTTAAACGAGACAACTGGGAATCTGAATTCACTGCAGATACTATACTAAACAAATCAAAATATTATTTGTTTAATGCATATAAAAAATTATTCCATTCTGAGAAACAATTTAAATGACCAAATTAATAACATTTTCCGGCAGTGATTTAGAAGCAATTGACATGTTTCCGCCTATGCCTGCTGGGAAAGTAATTCCAGACTGGTATAAAGATACTCCCATTGAAGTACCAGAAATTGAACCATATACCAAACCTCATACTCCTACAATTAAACGATGTGTGCCAGTGCTGGATTATATGACCACTGGATATGTTATACGTGCTACATATGAAATTCAAATTAAAGAACATGTCGATGCAAACTTTATTACAGATTTTGACCATCGATGCAGACATACCGACAACCATGTAGGTAAACATCCGTGGCATCAAGCCCAGTTCAAAGCAGAAGATGGCAAAAAGCATCATTATCTAAAAATAAATCAACCATGGCATATTAAAACTCCTCCGGGGTATAGTTGCATGTTGTTTGATCCCTATTACAGATTTAGAAAAGAATTTTCAATTTTTCCAGGAGTAGTTGATACTGATAAACACGATGAGCCTATTGGCCTTGTTGGCCTTGTCAAAGAAAAATCATTTACTATCAATCCCGGAGACCCATTAGTGGTGGTTTTTCCTTTCAAGCGAGAAGATTGGCAGATGAATATTACACACATCTCAGATAAAGACGAGTGGGCTAGGTCTAGTTTTAAATATAGGCTTAGTACTTATTGGGCTGGTATATATGCCGACCTATTTCATTCTAAAAAAACTTATAGGTAATAATAATGTTTTCATTCTTTTTTAAAAAATCAAAAATTGTATTAGATTGTTTCACCGCCAATCCCGAAGTAGAAACACTATTTCCTATTTTATATGCGGAAGAAAGATTACCTAGTTTTTGGAAAAACTTACCCACGACAGTTAAACATCAAGGTCCTATGCGCGGTACTATGAAAACATGTCCGGGGGTGAGTACACTATATCGAACTGGATTTATATTACAAAGTTGGGAAGACTATTGGATTGGAACAGAGGGCGGATCGTTAAAATGGTTTCCTGAAGACGATGCTGAGGGACATCATCCTAGCCAGTGGGGGGAATATCTCAAAGGATTTTATCACTTAAAACTGAATAGTCCTTGGAAAATCAAAGAAAAAACTGGGGTTAATTTTCTTTACACTAATACATTCTGGCATGATGACGAATTTAAACCATTTGTAGTCAACGGTATAGTCGACTACAAATATCAGCATACTACCAGTGTAAACTTGTTGGTTCCTAAAACTATGTTTCCTAAAGACCTAACAATTCCGGCCGGTAAAGAATTAGCACATGTAATACCGTTGTCCGAGTCGGATATAAAAATCTCAATGCATACTGTATCGTACGAAGAATATATCAAACAAGTCGGAATTGTTCCGTTTGCGCTTAATGGACAATATTTTAAACGTAAAAAAATCTTAAAAGATTTAGGATTGTAAGATGTCTATTGTATCTCTATTTCCTACATTGATATACGAACATCAGGGAACAATGCAGGAAATTTTTCTAGTGCAGGATGAGATAAGAAAAAAATTGCCTATAATAGAACAAACTGATATTTTTAATAATCCTCCTGGTTGGGAAGACGGTGTACAGACCAATATCAAATCTCGCACCAACTCTATCAAAGATTTTGAATTAACACATTTAAAAAAATACATCGAAACACATGTTAAAAAATACATTGATCAAACACAATCATGGCACCCTGTGCCGATTGCTCTCCGACACAGTTGGATCAACAAAACTGGCAGAGACCAAGGTCAAGAATGGCATCAGCACAGCGATGCATTTATTTCCGGAACTTATTATTACCAAACTACTGGCAACGACGGTAATTTTAGCCTTATGAATGCTATACCGTGGATGCAACAAGAACTATTTCCATTCGGAAACATAGCTGAAAAATACTATGATATTAAACCAGCTGTGGGTAAATTACTATTATTTCCTGGATGGCTACAACATTCTGTAAAAAGAAATAAAACAGACGACTTTCGTATTTCCATATCATTTAACCTTCTTAGAGATTATTGGAAAAACGGCGATAGCCAAGATGTAGGTTACATCTAAAAGTACTCAACTAAATATTCAAACGGGAGTTAGGACAGTTTATGAAAAAACCAATTAAACGTATTATTATTGCCGGTGGTGGCAGTTCGGGATGGATGAGTGCAGCTATGTTATCAAAACAATTTCCAGATATGGAAATTGCGCTGGTTGAATCGCCAGACGTTCCAATTATCGGGGTGGGCGAATCCACACTCGGAACTATTAATCAGTATCTAGGATTGCTGGGTCTCAAAGATGAAGACTGGATGGAGTATTGCAATGCTACTTACAAATTAGCTATCAAATTTACTGATTTTTATAAGAAAGGCGAAACTTTTTATTATCCTTTTGGAATTAAAGACTTGCAAAATACACAGCAAGGTGCTACAGATTGGTATGTTAAGAAAACAATAAATCCTGAACTAGACGTTAACGATTTCTATGAAAGTGTATACAGTTCAATGCCTATGATTTATCAAACTAAAATATTTGATAACAAAGACGGGCAGCTTCCTGGATTCAGCTGGCGAAATGATTCTGCTTATCATATGGATGCCACACTGTTCGGCAACTTTTTAAGGGATAAAATGTGTATTCCGGCAGGGGTAGTGCATGTGCAAGCACATATTGAACAAGTACTTAAAGACGGCGACGGGTACATTAGCGGTCTTAAATTAAATAACGGTGATACTCTCGAAGCTGATTTGTACATTGACTGCACAGGATTTAGATCATTGCTACTGGAGCAGGCTATGGGTGTTCCGTTTGAATCGTATTCGAGTCATTTGCCTAATAATCATGCATGGGTAACACACGTTCCATACACTATTAAAGAAATTGAAATGGAAAACGTTACTAATTGCACAGCACACAACAATGGTTGGGTGTGGAATATTCCACTATATAACAGAATCGGCAGTGGTTATGTTTTTTGTGACAAGTTTATCAGCAAAGAAGATGCACTGCAAGAATACAAAGACTATCTTGATAGTGAGGCTATGACGGTACTTAATCCGGCAAGAAGCAAACTCTGCGAATTTAGATTAATTGAAATCAAAAACGGAGCACATGATCGAGCATGGGTTAAAAATTGTGTTGGTATAGGTCTATCCTATGCATTTGTAGAACCTTTAGAAAGCACTGGTTTGTTGAGTGTTCAAGAATTACTATTAAAACTGTGCGAAACACTGCATAACAAACAGATCAATAAAATTCATGTTGATAATTTCAATTATGTAACCAACTATGTTATGGAAAGTTTTAAGAACTTTGTAACATATCACTATGTGTTTAGCTCTCGCAGAGATACTCCATACTGGCAACATGTTACTGAAAATATAGAAATGGATTCATTAATGTTTGATAGAAAACTAAACCAGTTACCGCCTACCGCAGCTGGCGATTTGGCAATCAAGTTACTCCAAACACATAGTATGCCTGCAGATCAGAGCATGGGCGGCATGCCTGATATTTTAGTAGGCATGCATGTGCTACCAGTGAGTGCCACACAACTGGCAGTTGTTAAGATGTTGATCGAATCAAGGCATGGATCAGTTCCAGAGTTTTATACCAGTCAAACTCAGGACTACTGGGATCAAAAGAAAGAATATATCAACTCTCTAACGGAAACTGCACCATCGCACTATCAGTATCTTAAAGAAAATATCTATAATGGCAAAGAATAATGGTGGCCCAAACGATTACAATACCTCTTTTTACTGCTCAAGAGTGTAAAGAGATTATAGAAGATTCAACCAAATGGGTTGAAGGTACTGTTGCAAAGTTTGGAAATTTTATAACTAACAAACAATTTCGAAGTGTTCAAATATGTAATCGAGGCCTAAGAGAAGACCTTGAAGATAAAATTTTTAAGGTAATATTTCTTAAAAATTCACAAACATACCGGTATCATTTAGAAGGTTACAACAGAATAGATCCTCCGTTTGTTTTTAGATATTCAGCCGATAGAGGTGATCACTATGTGTGGCATACAGATTCTATACCAGGTGACACTGTGAGAAAATTATCATTCACTATTCAACTCACTGATCCTACAGAATACGAAGGAGGCGATTTAGAATTTATGCCAGCGATCTCAGATCCAAAAATAAAACAACAAGGCATGATAACTATCTTTCCATCATTTATGACACACAGAGTAACTTCAGTGACTACAGGCGTGAGACATGCAATAGTAGGTTGGATACACGGCCCGGATTTTAGATGATGAAAACACCTATCAAAAAAATTGTTATAGTCGGTGGGGGTAGTGCAGGGTGGATGAGCGCCGCATTGCTATCAAAAAAGTTTCCTAACATTAAATTCGAACTTGTAGAATCCCCTGATGTACCTACCGTGGGTGTAGGCGAATCAACGCTCGGAACATTAAATTTATTTCTTCATCTTTTAGATTTAAATGACGAAGATTGGATGCCACACTGCAATGCCACACACAAACTGGCTATTAAATTTACTGATTTTTACAAAAAAGGTGAATCATTCTACTATCCGTTTGGACTAAAAGATAAGAAAAATACCACAGACGGTATTAGAGACTGGTATCATAAAAAATTGCTATATCCGGATACTCCATGGAATGACTTCTATGATTGTATGTACAGCAATATGCCTCTGATCTACAACAATAAAATATGTGATAACACCTCACACAAGTTAGAAGGTTACAGTTTTAAAAATGATGTGGCGTATCACATGGATGCTGCATTGTTTGGTGAATTTCTAAGAGATCAGATGTGTATACCTGCAGGAGTTACTCATACTAAACAGCACATTGAAAGCATTGTCAAGGAAGAAGATGGGTACATCGATTACTTGCTGTTGAAGAATGGCGAGAAAGTCAAAGGTGATTTGTATATCGACTGCACTGGATTCAGATCGCTGTTGCTGGAACAGACCATGGGTGTGCCGTTTGAAAGTTTTAACAATCTTCTGCCAAATGACAGAGCATGGACTTGTCATGTGCCATATCACGATAAAGAACTTGAGATGGAAAACGTCACAAACTGCACAGCTTATAACAATGGCTGGGTTTGGAATATTCCTCTATATCATAGAATTGGCAGCGGCTATGTGTTTAGCAGTAAATTTATCAGTGAAGAAGATGCACTGCAAGAATATAAAGACTATTTGAACAGTGATAAAATGACATATCACGATCCCAATCGTACAGACAATTTAGAATTTAGACTGGTCAAAATTAAAAATGGTACACATGACAAATGCTGGGAAAAAAATGTAGTGGGTGTGGGATTGTCCTATGCGTTTATAGAACCTTTGGAAAGCACAGGATTGTTCAGTGTTCAAGAAATGTTAGTATTGCTATTTCAAACTTTAGACAACGAACAAGTCAATAGGATGCATGTTGATTGGTTTAACTATATGGCCAATGTCACTATGCAAAGTTTTAAAACTTTTGTCACATGTCACTATACACTGTCATCTCGTAGAGACACTCCCTATTGGCAGCATGTCACTGAAAATATTGAATTAGACTATCGCATGATAGATAAAGAGTTGTCTGAATTGCATACTATAGCATCTGATATTGCTGATAAAATGCTGAGATCGCACGAACTGGGTACTGGTGACGGAGGATTTCCTGACATATTTGTTGGCAATCATATGTTGCCCGTAAATCGTATGTCATTAGAAAAAATTAAATACGACGGGCTGTACATAGGCACAGCTAGAACTGTTCCTGCAATTTTTAATACTGCTACAGAAAACTACTGGCGGCAGAAAAAAGCAAAAAACGAGCATGTTGTTAACAAGTGTCCAAGTCATTATCAGTATTTAAAAACTAAGCACTACAAAGACAAAGAATAAAAAAAGCACCCTAGGGTGCTTTTTTATTGCGGGCTATTAGACAATTCATTTATGATGTTTGTAGGTCATAAACGGAATAGTAGGAGGAAGGTAGGGTTCGCCAGTGGTGTTAGCTAATTCTGCTGTCATTGTCAGCATCGCCACTCTAGTTTCTTCTAGATGTTGTGCTGCTGATTTAAGTTCCACAAGATCAATAAGGGTTGCAGGATCTGTTGGTATTGGATCTGTCCATGTGGGATCCGCAAGCAGTTCTTTAAAAATTGTATCTGCTTTTTCTTTAATAGCTATCCGGGTACGTTCAGCTATCCAATCACGAATGTGCGTATGAGGATTTTCATACATCCAAGCTAACATTTTAATATCATCATCTTCTAAATCAAATGTATATTCCACGGTTAAGTCATCGTTAGGATCGTCACGTTCGATAGGGGTCCAGTTAGGATTTTTTGGTGGTAAATCCACTGCTAGAATTATTGCGTCGCGACTTGCTGGGATTGTAGTAGCACCCTTGGCCTTGAGCTGTTCAATAGCAGTTGGCAAGTATTCGTCTTGAGTAATGCGTACTCGCCACTCTACTAGATTATCTATCCAATCAGAAGGATTAGCCACTGTGTGCTCTAGCATTTTGCTTTCTAGAGCTGTTAAAAAAACCGAAAATTGTGCCATGTTTGTGTATTCTCCGTTGTATTTATCCGATCAAATATCCGTTGAAAAACGAATGACTTGAATGGAATCGATTATTATTGCTGGTCCAAGCACACCAAATGCTAACATAGTCTCCGGCAGCAAGATAGGTATCGGCTTGCCAGCTAACACCATGGGGATAAGGACTTCCATTACCGTGGCTCCATATACCGTGAGGTGTGCGGCCTGCAGACATAGCAACCCCACCGTTTCTGCCTAAACTCATGTGCATATGGCCTGTGGCGCTGGTCCAACTGGTATCGTTGTGTTGATAGCTTAGCCATTGAAAATTATAATGGCCGGCCACTGGTGCTGTATAACGACCATTGGTATAGTTAAAATTGGTGCCGCCGCGTTGATATCCGGTCCAGCCAAAGTTACTGTTGATTTCTTGCCAACCTGTTCCAGACCCTAATTGATTGTTGTACAACCAGCCGGCGGTACCGTGACTTTGAAACATGGGACTGCCTGTGGCCTGGGCGGTGCCTTGCAAGAATCTGCCGTTGGGGTCAAATCTCGCTCGTTCCACACCATTTGTACTGATACGCACGGTGTCGTCGTTGCCAAAGAAAATTCCCGTGTTGGTATTTCCGCTTAGTGCTATGGCTGGGGCAGCTGCACTGCCAGCGATAGTTCTCAAGGGACCGGTCATGGAGCTGCCGTTGCTATTCAACGGTGTGTATCCCAAGTTGGTGGTAGCTGCACCTGCTGCGAGTTTTGTACTGGCGATTGCAGCACTCCCGCTGATATCTGCATTTAGTATAGTGCGGTAAGTTACAGTTTTAGATGATAAATCTACTGCGGCTGCTAACTCAGTTGCGCCAATAGCACCTGTCGCGATCTTGGCTGATGTAACTGCATCAGTGGCTAGTTTTCCGTTGATTACTGCCCCGGAAGAAATATCCGCACTGCCGATGGTGTTAGCAACGAACGAATCTGATGCAATTCTTTTAAAACTGTTGTAGGTTGCCATTTATCTCGTTATCCTATTAAGTATCCGCACCACAAACTATGGTCACCATGGAATCGTATTGAACTAGACATGTACGGTTGTGGAATGGCATAATCACTGGCATTTAAATATATCTCTAGTGTAGTCATAATTCCTGGCACGTGGTTGGCACTGACTTGGTGACCATATAGTGTATGAGGCACTCGACCTGTGGTTCTGTCAGTGGCAATGCTACCATTGTAACCAATGTTCCAGTGAGTATAGCCAGCACTGTTATTAGTATCGTTATAAGCATAAGTCTGGCAATAAAAACTATACCAGCCAGCCACTGGTGCTGTAAAGCGACCGTTAGAAGACATGTTGCTGCCACCTTTCTGGGTCACTTGCCAGGCCCAGCCGCCACCGGGTTGTAAAGTGTTTAGCTCAGTCCATCTATTGACGCCACCGAAGCTATTGGCATAATACCATCCGCCGTTGCCACTGGCATGGAATGCTGGCAGATTTGGCTGAGTGTGCATGATATTGCTGCCGCTTTTGACAAAAGCGTTCGTGTTGCCTGCCGCAGTGCTGATCTGTACTTGGTCGCTGCCAGCAAAATGTATGCCAGTGTTGGTGTCGCTGCCACTGGCCAAAGACGGTGCTCCTGCACTGGCCGTAGGTAATTGCAATGCACCGCTGAGTGTTGCGCCGGCGAGGTTGGCTGGGGTATATCCTATGTTTGTAGCAATGGCTCCAGAAGCTAACTGACCACCAGCAATGGCAGCAGCAGTAATGTCGGCGTTGATAATTGGCCTATACGTGACGGTTTTTCCGCTGAGGTTTAGGGTACTGGCCAGCTGCGTGGTTCCCACTGCAGAGTCTTGTATATCAGTGGTTCGAACACTCGCTGAGTCAAAGGCAGCAGTTACTATAGAATTAGTACCGAGAGTCGCGCCAGTAACTGCCCCGTCAACAATGGCTTCGGTGTTAATTCGTTTAAAACTTGAATATGTGGCCATAAATTATCCTATTAACTGTCCACTAAAATATTGATGGCCAGCGTGATGTCGACTGCTGTTACCGTGCCATACTATGGCCAGGCTTACATAATCACTTGCAGCCAGATCTATCACAGCACTATGACTATATCCATCATCGTAACTGTTGACGTTTTGGTGCATGGCCATTAGATACGGGCTACGACCACCAGCGGTCCACCCTCTATTATTGTTCTTTCTAAAGAAAGGATGAATATAGTTTGGTGGAGTATTAGCATCGTTTAACAAGTACCACCAAGTTGAAAATCTATAATATCCTGCAACAGGAGCGGTGAATCTACCGTTGGTAGAATCGAAGTTTGTGCCGCCAGCTTGATATGCGGTAGACCAAGCTGGAACGGTTGTGAGTTCTCTCTCGCCTGTTCCGCCGTAAGCGGGAGCATAATGCCAGCCAGATGTGCCCCAAGCCTGAAACGCTGGATTCCCTGGTCTAGTGACAAAGCCGCTGCTGTTCACATTTACTGCTGTGGATCCGCCAGCCACAATGGCCACGTTATTGGTAGTTAGGTTGATGCCCGAGGTAGTACTGCCGCTGTTGATAATGCTGGGTGCGCCCACACTGCCTGAGGACACCAGTATTTGGCCTGTGGCAGTATCACCAGCTTGATTGATAGGTGTAAATCCTAAATTATTTGTTGCTGCGCCAGACGCAAGTTTTGCGCCGGCAATAGCTGCTGTGGCTGATACATCTCCGTTGACAATTGCTCTGTAAGTAACTGTTTTTCCGCTGAGGTCAATGGTTGACGCTATTTTAGCAGATGTAACGGTGCCGCTAAATGCTGCTGCGGGCACATTAGCAGCGGTGATACTTGCTGCAGGTATTGTATTTGCGGCAATGTCAGCCGGCAGTATAGTTGCATTAACTATAGCATCTGCGTCGATCTTCTTGAAACTTGAATACGTTGCCATCAGTTATCCTTAGACTGTGAGAATTCTCCAACCATAGGTTGCATTGTAATATACCAAATTGAAAGCAGCACCTTCAGTTGTAACAGTCAAGTTATCTGCAGCTCCCATGATTAATTGTCCATTTCTTGCCACGGTAAGATTGTTGGTGTCAAATGTGTTGGAAATGTCATATATTTCTACATAATCTCCAGTTGAAGGACCAGATGGAAGAGTAAGTGTAATTGCCCCGGCAGTGGTGTTGCACCAGTATACACCTCCTGCTACTGCATCAGTGTTGGCAGAAACATCCACATTTACTGTGTTGAAAGCTACTGTAGATCCTGTTGCGCCTGTTGTAATTTTTCTTCCCATGATGTGTCCTTTTTATCAAGCAGTGGCGGTTTCGATGCCGTATACCACCGCCGATACACTAGTAGCACTTGATCTAACCACCAACCTTTTATCTGCATCCATAACAATACCTGTGCGTTCTAGTACACCTTTTGACGACAAAGCGGCATCAAATTCAATGTATTCTGAAGGGTCAGGGGTTGCTGCCGTTGCTGCGGTGCAGATTGCTACCTGCACTGTGCATGCCGATGCGCCGCGGTTACATATGCTGAGTGTTACTACTGCAAATGTAGCGTCTGGCACGTCATACACTTGAGTGTTGGTTGCAGCTGATAGATTCGCTGCTCCTAGTCTTCCTGTTGCCATAATTTATTCTCCATGATGTATTTAGTTCAAAAAGTAGTTGAAGGCCAACGGAATCCCAGTTACACCACCTCTAAATTCAAAGGTAGCATTCATCTTGATTGGACCGCTGGTCACTGTGGTAATAATGTTCGAGCTGATAAAGACATTACCTGCTGTCACCGAGTTTACGTTCAACGATGCGCCACCACCACCAATTTGGCTAGCGATAAACGCCTTGATTGCTCGCTGTGTAGGCACAATGTTGTCTGAATCTGCAGTAAAGAACGGATCTGTTGAAAATTCCGTGATTGTTGCTGATCCGCCACCTAGTGTAACGTTGCCCAAATTAAGTTCTTGCAAGCCAGAAATGTTGAATGCATCAGCATTTAGAGTTGCAATACCAGTGCTTTGTTCAATGGCAAACAAGTCACCAACTCGGAAGTTACCGTCTTGGTCGGTTGAAGTAAAGAATACTCGTCCACCTCCTGCTTCGTAGGCCTCATTGGCAGCTACCGGAGGATTTATTGGCAGTCCTGGATAATTGGTATCGATGAAGCTGCCTGTGCCTATGTCTAAGAAATCATGTCCTGTTAATCGAACCTGACTGTATCTCAGACGCATGCTGATATCTGTGCCATCCGGCGGAGCTTCTGATATGGTCAATGCCGGACTGATCTGCAAGAATGTGGTATATGATCCATCATTGTCTCCAAGGAAAGTCACGGTGTTTACCAACTTGAACACTCTGTCAGGTAAGTGGGCGAACACCACGTTGGATCCTGGTGTAGGTTGTTGGCTGAGTCTACGGCTGGCCACAAACGTGCCAGTTTGGAATAGATCTGAATAACCATCACCTACATCTATTTCACCACTGCCTGTGACAAACTGTGTGCCTCTGTTTACAAAGCTAGGATTAGCTAACACACCACGATTCTTTCTAACAGTCACAGGAGCTTCGAATGTGTTGTTGGGATCAGTGAATGTTATTGTAGGAACTGTGTCATATCCTGATCCAGGTTCTATGATGTTGACCTGGAACAGTTTGTCCGCAGCCACCTTGGCACGACCGCTAGCGGTGGCACCTGTTCTGATATATGTGGCTATATCACTGCCAAAGAGGCCAGCGACTCCCACAAATAATCCGTATCTATTTCTATTACCAAAAGTGATTGCGGTGAATCCATTGGCTGATGTGGATGTGGCTCTTAGAGTCCAGGTAACACCATCCGGAGAAGTTGCTGCTGCTGTGGTTGTGCTCACAGCAAGAAACAATCCCTGCCCGTATGTGACCTTGGTCCACTGTGCTGTTGCAGGTAATGTGCTGGCTGTCCAAGTGATGCCATCCAAGCTGTAGGCAGCTATGGTACCGCTGGTGGTTGATACAGCAACAAATCTATTGTTACCATAGGCAAGGCCGTTCCAGTTTGACGAAGTTGGCAGGGTGCCTGCAGTCCAGGTGCCTGTGACCGTGGTCGATGTGGCATAGTTGGTCACATTTGTTCCGTACTTGATAGCTACAAATCTGTTTTTACCGTAGGCAACTGCGTTGAATCCCGTAGTGGTTAATGTCCCTGTTTGATCCCAGTTTTCACCGTCGTTGCTGATTCGCACTGTGGTTACATCGCCGGCCACTGCTACGAATTTTTGGGCACCAAATGCCACGCCATTCCATGTGGCAGATGTTACCATGTTAGTTGCTGTCCATGTGATACCATCTTCGCTGTATGCACCTGTGGTATTAGCTGAAGTTCCTGCTACCGCTACAAATTTACTTACTTTGCCCACAGTAGATCCGTCATCAAACAAACCTGCGTCCATTGCTGACCAGGCAGCTGCACTTGGCATCAAGCTGGCTCTTGTGGTCCAAGACACGCCGTCTTCAGATGTTGCACCCACGGTGCTGCTATCTCTTAGAGCCACATATCTGCCGCCTATGCCGTAACCGCTGTGATCAAAGTCTATGATAGCGCCTGTAGTAGAATTCACCGCGGTAATTGTGATCACCAGATCGTTGGTAGTTGTGGTTCCGCCTAGACTGGTGCCCAAAATTGTTATGGTCTGCAGTCTAACATAACCTGTTCCTGCCGCCTGTACAGAGGGTGTGTATTTCCATCCATTGCGTATCACTGTGAAAGTGGCTCCTACACCTGCTCCCGCATAGGTGCCTGTTAATGTGGTATACACAGCAGCAGTTTCACCGTATTTCACTGCCATCCAGTCTCCTGAAGTTGGCAGTGTGGCCGCTGTGCTGGTGTATCCAGGTGCAGTGAATGTCACTCTTGGCTCTATGATATATGTTGTAGAAGCATCAGGCGATACAATTGTTGTGCCTGCTACCATATGGTCAAATCCTGCTACCCCGTCTGATTCTTTGATTAGTCCAGCTGTTTTTGTACCTGAATTGTATGTATTGATGATACCAAACTGCCCCACACCTGTGCCACCTGTGAGTACAATCTTCATGCCTATATAGGCAGTGCTGGATTCGTCGTCTGTGGCAGCAATGGTCACAGAAGTTGAGGTTCCGCTCTGTGCAGTATTAGAGTTGGTTATATACCCAAATCCTCCAAAGTTGCCTTCTGCTTCTGCAGCATTGGTACTATCTTCTATCAAATCCAACATGCGAACTTCAAACACAGCATCATCACGGAACTCATCTGTTTCCACAACTTGCCCTGAGCCGCCGCCTGTGAGTGAATAACTAACTTCTGTATAATCTATACCTGCGTTGAGAAATTCTATCTGTAGCAGAGCAGATCCGTCAGTGATCACACGATCAATCTGTGCTTCAAACTGTAGTCTGTTATCCACTATGCCGGTATCTGGGGTTTCAGTTGCGTCAAATCCTTCTGCTACAGAACCAAAATCACCGTAGGAGTTATTGCCGTTGGTGGCTCTGATTCGGCCGCCGTTTTCTGCTAGGTATGCAATGTGTGCATAGTATGAGAACACAGACACTAACTCAGCACGACCATTGTTGGTAATCCATGCACCAATACCGTCTGATATTACCTGCGTAAAGTCGTTGGAAACGATAGAATCATTACCGCCATTGTGCAAGGCGCCATCGATCTTCTGACCAATAGCTGCTGTACCTAGTGTGGTTACACCTTGCACATATGGTGAACGTGTGATGATCCATGTGCGATAGTCTTCTGGGCCCCAGCCTGGATCCAAAGAACAATAGGCTCCCGCTGACACTCTTGATGTACCAAATTCGTTTTCTGCCAACAAGTCCCCAGTAAGGCCTTGCAGAGTTTGATCTCTTACGCCTGTGGCATCTCTGAGATAATACATATCCTCTTCTAAACTGCCTGTTACGCTGTTGGCGTAGTACCTAGCTGCATATCTAGATTTGTAGTTGCCTGGATATTTCAAATCGTACTTGAGTGCATCGATATAGGTGTTGACATCTCTGAGACAGGCTGTACTGCTGTAATATAAAGCCACTGTCATCGAACCACTGCCGTCGCTGGTAATATCAAACGCTGTGTTTGAATCTCTTGTGGTAGCAATCTTAAAGGTAGTTGAGCTGACCACGTTCTGTACATAGTATGTGGTTGCGGTAGTCACTCCGCCAATAGTAGTGCCTGTAAATCTTATAGCTGCGTTTCTTGTCATCCAAGAAGTAGATGAACAAGTAAACAAGTCAGTGGCTGCTGTGGCAGTGGTAACTGTGGTGGTGTAGGTTGAATCAATGTAAGCATCAATTTCTGCTACAATATAATCTCTGTTGCGCTCTAATTGCAGCACAGCATAATCAATCATTCTGTTACCTGTGGCACAACGACTACCTTCATTAGTGGCACCGTAGACAATATCATCTACCATGGTCATTAGTGTTTCAATACGAGCCTGTGCTGTGGCGTTGCCGCCTACGTTGGCCAGTGCTTCTGTCTTGGCATTAGTTAATGCATCTCTAGTAATGGTTTTTTGGTTACCAACAAACACATCAACTGCTGAAGCTCTTAGATATGAATATGCTGCTTCTCTAGTTTTGAAATTGCTGTTAAACATGAAGTCAAACATCACAGCTTCTAGAATCAATCGAGTGTCTCTAATACACTTGGTTTGAAGATATTGAATCTTAGGAGTGACACCATCAGTTTTGTATGCACTTGGGAATATTGCATTAAAGGCAGTACCGCCTGATGACAAGCAAGATACGGTAATAGCTGTTATGTTAACAATATCACCTGCTGCTAAATCGTGTGTTGCAGTGGTTACTATTGCATAACCAGTTGATTCATTATAAACAAAGTTACTAACTGCTAGTGTTGCTCCGCTGGCTTTAGTTACAAGTCCACCGCTGACATAGGTATGTGCTAGGGTATGTTTACCTACATAAATTCTAAAATCTGTCGAGGTCAATGAAGTTTCATCTACCACAAAGTCAGTGTGCCATGCTACTGCATTTAGATCATCTACAACATTTTGAACAATGGTTTCTTGTGCTAGATCTAGCGCCACGGCAGCTGCAATCAGCGCAGTGGTTGATGTAACAGCATTGGTGGCAGTGGGGTAATTTATAAACTCCAAAGGTATGCTGAGACTGCCGCTATTGGCAAATGATGTTAACACAGTGCCGCCGTATGTGGCTGCAAGTTGGAATGTATCAGCAGTAGCGACTGTTACCACCCAATATTTGACCCCGTTGGTTAATCCGTTGCCAGTTTCTCTCGGGACAACTGCATCACCTACTGCTAATCCGTGCGCGGTAGAGGTGAGTGTGTTTGTACCAGCTATAGTAGTAACTGTGATCTGTGGCGTTGTGGCCTCAGTGGAATCACCTTGTATGATATTGGTGATAATATCTACCAATGCTCCCACTGTGGCGTTGGCAGCAGAACCACCTGGTAAATTAGTGCTGTCGGACCACTGAGTAGCAGTGTTGCCTGTGGATTTTGTTACTCCATTATTAGCAATGATCAATTGTACCACGTCCTTTAATCTGCCGTAAGCGGCCACGGTGGCTGCGATTTCTGTGCTGTCAATCTGCAGATCAGTGCTGTTATCGCCGTCAAAATATGCTGTACCAGCTACAAGAGTAGCCCAGGTTCCACCATAGGTCAAGTCATAGCCCATGGCATCGACAATAAATGCCACATCACGTTTGCATTTGGTTCTAGAATATTTCACTGCGGGGAAATTTACTGTCAAAAATGCAGTAATTTCTTCTTTGATAAATTCTTTGTTTTCACGCAGCAGTGTTCTTGCATCTTTGAACCCTGATAAGAATGTAGTATTATACCCTGTAGGGTCTGCAGAACTTACCATGAACGTAGAGCTGATCTTAAAATCAATCTGATGTTGCATGACTCTGACCAACTGTGCTGCATCTGCTGCTTCGTCTGTGCTGGCATATGGAAATACAGCACTTTGAACTGCGGTGTTGCCTGAGCTTTCTGTGACGTTAGATCCTCTAACTATTTCGTCAACCACTGTTTGCAATCTAGTCAATGCGCCTACGCTGTATCCTGCATCGGATCTATTAGTTAGACTGCCTGCTGGACCTGCATTAGTCGAACGCAGTTCGTCACCAATCACACAAGTCTGTTCTGGCACAATGATCGGCAGTGTTTCACGATACTGACCTGTGGCAATTCTTATGAGATTGCTAGGACTATATCTTGCTGGAACACTGGCTATGGCAGCTGCTATCTGAGGTGCTGTGACCGCTGCTGCTCTAGCAGTGATAGCATCAGTGATCAGTGTAACACTTGCGGTCACTGTGGCTAATGCACCAGTTTCTGCTGTAAGATCGCTGTTGAAATATTGAGCCACTGTGGCAGTGGAATTGTCGCCGTTCAGTGTCTGATAATTTATTGTTGGAGCTGTCTGTGCCAACACATTTCCAACAACTGTGAGCATGTAATTGTAGGCAGCTACTGATTCTTCTGATTCAATGGCCAAACCAGGATATGCTTCTGTTTCGCCTTCGCTGAGTCCGCCAATTAATGAATTAGCAACTCCCCGTGATTTAATATTACCGCCATGGCATAAGTCATAGATCACAGCATCTAATGTAAAACCTACATCTCGCTCGCATTTGAAATCATCGTAGACGAATGCAGAGGTAAATGGTGCTGTGTTTGTGGTAATCTGGCGTTGAATAAATTCTGTGACTTCGCGTTGGACAAATACACGGTTCAGTTCCAATAGATATCGTGCATCGGGATTTCTAGGACCACGTTCTACCTGTTCACAGGCATAGCGAATGGTCTTGAATGGCTTGTCCCAGGTCCTACCATGCACAGGCGAAGGTAAATCAACTCCTGTGGTCGCTACAAAATATGTGTGATCTGTTTCACCTAGGGTAACCCATTCTGGATCTACACCTGTGGAAACTAATACCTGACCTTCTCGGCCGATTGGTAGTCTTGTGGGACCTGAACCACCGTAGTAGACTAAGTCTCCTCTTACGGAAAGAATATCAGTTTCAGATCCAACACTTAATAGACTCCAATAAGTGCCTGATGTATCTTGACCGGGGCTGCTGTTAGCTTGGCCGCCGCCTTCTGCTCCCACTGTGGAGCCGTCATCACCTTCTGATCTATGAGACAACAAACAGATATAGGCATTTGCGCCAAATCTCACAGCATCACCTAGTAGATAATCTCTGTCATCTGACCATAGACCTTGCCAACTAATACCAGCGTTGAGTTGTGACCAGTATGTGGTGTTTGGTGGTTCTGCTGACACTATAGCAGTCATTGTGCCGGCAGCATCTGCGGTGATGTTAAAGGTTGTGCCACCTGATGTTGTACTCACTGTGATATTGCCTGCAGCCACAGTTTTCACATAGTATCTGGCAGAGGTAAACACATTACCAAATGTTGTGCCAGTAAATCTCACTGCCATGCCTACCACAATGCCTGTGGTTGAGGCTATGGTAAATGTGTCAGTGGCTGCGGTGACTGCTGTGACAGTAACGGTAGTTGATGGTGCATCTTGTGCTGCCAAATAAGTATAGCCACCTATGCTGACTACTTCACCTATTTTGTATGATGTGGCGTTTGTCCACGCAGATTGAAATTTAAATCCCTCTGTGTACAGATCCCATCTTGAAGCTTGTGTTGTGGGTGTTTCTGTGGCGGCTGCGGCAGTATGCACAGTTTTTGCAATGTATTGATTGCCGCCATATACAACAACGTCGCCGGGTTGATACAGAGTTGAATTGTTCCAAGTGCTTTCAAATTCTGTGCCTTCGGTAAACTGTGTCCAACGTCCTGCGGTACTGTCTGTTAAGAATTCTGCATCTGCGGTATGCTGAATAGCACAGATCCACAGACCAGCGCCGTATTTTACTACATCATTGAGTTTGTATCTAACAGCAGTGGTCCATGTGCCTTTGTATTCTACGCCAGGATTAAATGTATCCCATTTGGCTTGATCTGCTTCTAATCCTGATGCTGCGGTAGCAGCTGAAGTGTGGTAAAGGTTACACACATAGGTGTAACCACCGTACTTGACTAGATCATTTACTTTGTAACGGGTAGACACTGCCCAGCTGGTTTTCCAATCAAACCCTTCTGCATACACAGTCCACTTAGCTTGGTCTGCTTCTAGACCTGATGCTGTGGTAGCAGTAGAAGTGTGGCTGTCATTACAGATGTATAGGAGGCCACCGTATTTGACCACATCATTGAGTTTATACAACGTTGAAACATTCCAGTCGCCGGTCCACGATTGACCGTCACTCATTTGATTCCATTTGGTTGGACTGTATTCTAAATCTGTGTTGAAATCCGAGGCAGAAGTATGTCCCACCGCACAGATATATGTGCGAGCACCATACCTTACTACATCATCAATGTAATAAGTGGTGGATGGAGACCATGTGTTTTTCCAAACAAATCTAATTCTACCTAATTTAAATTCTGCCATTTTCTACTCCGTATTCTATATTTAGTTTGTTGTATAAATCATCATTTGAACGATCTGTAAAACATTGTTTGTGCCAACATCATACCACTTATTCCTGAGTTTGCTGCATCGAATTCTGCTAGCACTGGTACTATGATGCGTATACCTGCTGTGCTGTTGAATCTATCAGGTCCTACTAGTATAGTACCTGCAATAAAACTGCCCACTGCAATTTCCGATCCGCCAATACTTAGACGACTTGCAAGATATGCTTTAATTGCTCTCTGTGTGGGTACAATATTATTAGAGTCTGCACTGAACAACGGATCTGTAGAAAATTCTCGAACCACAGCTCCTGTGCCGCCCACTCTAATACCGCCCAATCTCAGTTCTGATAATCCTCCTAGATCAAAGAAATCTGAACTGATAGTGACAATTCCTGTGGCCTGCTCTACAGCAAACAGTTCACCAGTGCGGAAGTTACCACTTTGATCTGTCGAAGTATAAAATACTCTACCGCGATCTAATTCTACCACTTCGTTTTCTGGTTGCGGAGTATAAAATCCAGAATATAACTCTGGATAATTAGTTTCTTCAAAATTACCTGTGCCAATATCTAAGAAATCATGCCCTGTAATTCTGCACTGGCTGAATTGTGTTCTAATAGTTATTTCTGTGAGGTGTTGTAAATTATCACGTACTTTGATTTCTGGAGACACTCGTATTCTTGCTGCTAGACCTCGATCTGTAAGACCTATTTCTTCAATGGCCACTAATATATATGATCCGGTTAATCCTGCGATTTCTAAATTAGCTCCGGGGCCCGGGTACGTGGTCAAATCATTTATTACTATAAATTTACCACTAGGTATAACATCGGCAAATCCGTTGCCTGTTACAGTAACCGAGGTGCTGAGAGTACGATATCCTAGACCTCGATTGATCCAACTAGTACTGCCTATAACACCATCGGCTGTTCTTGCTTCGATAACTGCCTCGGTTCCATTGTTAGGATCTGTAAATGTGCAGGTTGGACCTTCTGTATAGCCTGAACCAGGATCCCACAGTTTCACTGAGCGTATGATACCAGAACTTAGTGTAACTCGTCCCAGGGCTCGTGCGCCTGTTTGTATTTTATTGAACTTATCGGTGTTGTCTATGGCTATCCACATTGGTGTGCTTTTTCCTACTGTGGAATCTCTGGCATCTACATATGGGTTACCAAATGCTATGCTGACCCATTCTTTAGATGAAGCCAATGTTCTTGCTGTCCATGTTACGCCATCTGCAGACTGAGCTGCATAGTTTGTAGGACCTGCTGTGACATCACCCCCTACATCTCTACCACCGGTATCGCCGATGGCAAAGAACACACCTTGTGCGTATCGTATCTTCTTCCAGTTATGCGCTGTGCTGCCGTCTTGCGATGGCATTGCGGCAGGCAACCAAGTTGTTGCATCAAAGCTGTAGGCCACGTCACCTGTGCTGGATATTGCAACAAATCTGTCATTGCCGTAGGCAATACTGACCCAATCTTTGGCACTAGAGTCTGCAATCACGTCCATGATCTGCCCAGTCCATGACCATGTGTCCAGAGTGGAATTGTAAGTGCCTACAGCCACGGTGTTTCCGCTGTTGGCCACTACCACGTATATATTCTTGCCATATGCCACATCTACCCATTCGTTTAGTGTGGAATCTCCAAATGTTGGCAGTGTCAGTGAACTCCAGGTTGTGCCACTGAGACTATAAGCGGCTGAGTTGGAATCTGTAGCCACAGCAATGAACAGGCCGCCGCCATGGATACAAGAATTCCATTGTCGTGATGCTGGCATGCTTCGTGCGGTCCAATTTACACCATCTGTTGAGCTAGCTGCAACAGCACTGCCCTTGCGTATGGCCACAAATAAATGATTGCCTGCAGCAGGATACTGCACTCTACCTGCTGCCAGACACTTCCAATTGCCTGAACTAGGCATATTGAAATCAGTCCATTCGACACCGTCTCCGCTGTAGAGTGCTGCTGAGCCGCCTGAAGAAACCACCACAAATCTTCCACTGGCGGCTTCATTGTCCTCGCCAGTACCATATGTTTTTTGTTGTGCAGCTAGAATAGAGTTGGTGCTGTCATCGCTGACATCGGTAACCAAGATAATTAAATCATTGAGTGGCGTTGCACCGCCTATGAGATCACCATCAATGGTAAGTAACTGTCCGGATTGATATCCTGCGCCGCCGTTGTTAACTGTTATGCTGTAGTCTCTGCCTTGTTTGACCACATCAAACGTTGCTAGAGCGGCTGCAACATCTATAGTTGTACCTGTGCCTGATTCGTTGGCTGCTATATCAGTGTATGTTTCTGTGGTGTCACCGTAGACGATTTCAGTCCATGTGGTGTTGACCGGCACTATGATCTCCTGTGCTGCATACGTAGGAGCCGAAAATATCACTCTAGGTTCTATTCTATATGTGGTGTTGGTCAGCAAAGGTACTGTGAGGGGCTTGCCTGGCACCACGTGATCCCAACCTGGTTGGTCATCGGATTCTCTGTATACTGTTACCAACTTGGTTACATTGTCATAGGCTGCAATATATCCGTATTGTCCTGTACCTGCACCGCTGGTAAGGATGATACGCATGCCAAGATATTCTGTTATAGAATTTGGATCATTAGTGGCTATGGTAATAGTAGTAGCTGTACCGGTCTGGGCGTTGTTCTGCACCAGTGTGTAGCCGCCACCGCCGATGGCTTGAGCAACGTTTGTGGTGCCTGCATTAGCATCTAATATTCTAGCTTCAAATACTGCATCATCTCGAAAATCTTCAAATACCACGGCAGCATTAACACCAGCTCCGACGAAATTAGCTGTCACGCTGGAATAGTCTTGTCCTGCATTGGTCCACTCTAAAATTTGTATTTCGTCAACAAAGTCTCCGGCAAATGCTGCTGCCACTATGGCCTGTTGTGCTCTGGTGTAGTTTCTTGCGATTACTGGTGTTTCTGTAGCATCAATGCCGTCTGCAATTGCTCCGTATGTGCCGTATGAAGAATTTCCGTTGGTGGCTCTGATAACTCCGCCGTCTTGCGCTAGGTATCCAATGTGTGCATAGTATGAAAACACTGACACTAATTCTGCTCTGGCATTATTTAATACCCATGCACCAATGCCGTCGCTGAGTACCTGCGTAAAGTCATTAGACACTATAGATCTGTTACCGCCGTTGTGCAACGATCCGTCTACTTTTTGTCCAACACAACCTGTGCCTATTGTGGTCACACCTTGAATATAGGGTGATCGGGTAGTGATCCATGTACGTGTGTCTGCAGGACCCCATCCAGGATCTAGTGATACATATGCGCCGCCTAGCGGCAACTGGTATAGATCAAATGCCACTGGTGGGTTTAATGTTGATTCAAGCCCTTTCAGTGTGCAGTTTCTAATACCTGTGGCATTTCTCACATAGAACATATCTTCTGTGTCGGTACAGCCTAGCACGGCATTTCTATAATATCGAGCAGCAAATAAAGATTTGTAGTTTCCGGTATAGATAATATCGTATTTCCACGCATCAATAAAAGAACGTACAATACTGTTTACTAGTTCTGGATCTATATCATAATTGGCATAGAACAGATCAAGATAAGTAACTGCTTCTCTTACAATAAATGATTTATTGTTTTCTAGAATTATTGTGGCATTTATTTTATCATTGTTTAGAGATTGTGTGTTAGATCCAGTACCTGCGGGATTAGATCCACTGCTGTCTATATAGAATGAAATATAACTTTTGATATTTGTTATGAGATTTCTTATTTGGGTAATCGTTCCGGCATCAGAAGTTCCAGGATTAGTTGTGAAGATTGGTTGATTGGTAACATCAACCCCTGTTTGTATCTGGCGAGGTTGGGGAAGTACCTGCGCTACACTGTTACCGATAGTAGGAGTAATTGTATTTCCAAGCAGCAACGAATCCATAAAATTGGAAATATGTGTGAGGTATGCTGCAACATATGTGCTATCTTGAGCAAGAGCAGGATTAGCTGGTGCTGGTTTGATTGTGGTTGATCTAAGTTCTGCTCCCAGTACTACCGTTCTTTGTGGAACTATAATTGGAGTTACTTCTACATATTCTCCCACAGCGACCTTGATAGTAGTATTACCATCAAAACCGTCATCTACTTGTTCGCAGGCATATCGTATAGTTCTCCAAGGAAGAAACTGGCTGGTACCAGTTTCTGGATTTGAGTTGTCATCAATCCCACTCAAACTCACATATCTCACTCTGGCAAGATCACCCCAGAATGCATAGTCAACACTGCTTTGCTCATTAACTATGACCACTTTATCTTCTGTACCTATAGGTACAGCTGCTGGTCCAAACGAGCTGCCGTCACCTTGCAAGGTCCTTGAAAGGTCGAATGTCAGCAAATCCCCTCGCTGACTCATGCCAGACTGTTGTCCAGCCTGCAGAACTAGATCCCAATAGACAAATCCCGATCCGTTGTCTCCTGGAAGATTTTGATCTGTGGCCACATGTTCAAAATTACAGGCATATGTATTGCCAAGATATATCGCTAAATCATTAACACTGTATGTGGTATCTTCAGTCCAGCCGCCGCGCCAAGATTGAGCTGTTGTAACTATTTCCCAATTGCCTGAATCTAAATAATCTAATGAACTGCCATCATTGGTTGTATCTGCTGTGGCAATATATAAATTCCCACCACGACGTACAACATCTCCTATCTTATAATCTGTATTAGGAGACCATGTACCTGCAAAATTAACTGCTTTCGATAGTACTCCCCAAGTTGCTGTGGCTTCTGATGGAATGTTGCCGGCATAATTATTAGCAGCAGCTACATAGAGATATCCGCCGTGCCGCACAATATCCCCAACAGCATAATATACTGTAGCTGACCATGCGTTATAAAAATTCTGTCCAGGAAATTCAGTAACAAAATTAGCATTAGTAATACTTCCGCCAGCAACGTGTCCAACTACGCAGCGAAGAACACTGCCGCCGTATTTCACAAGATCGTTAGGTCTATATCTTATACCAGCAGTCCATCCTCCAGCTATATATTGAATGCCTTCGTAATAGACCTGCCACAGTTCACCTGTGCTGTCATCTTCAGCATCGTTATTTCCTATCTCTAAACCCAAAGCTGTTGTTGACGATGTGTGTCCTACTATGCAGCGATAGACTATACCGTTATATTTTACTACATCCCCAATCCCGTATCTAGTATTAGGCAACCAATTGGTTCTCCAGTTGTCTGCAGAAAGATACACAGCCCAATCAGCTATGTTAGCTTCAAAGGTTGCCTGTGAGGTATGGCTAGTCACACATAGATATATAATGCCGCCTTGCAGGGCAAGGTCGCCTGGATTGTACAAAGTTGGTGTTGTCCACGGTCCTCTCCATACGTAGCCATCGGTCATTTTTAGCCAGGCAGGAGTTGGAGCAGAATCTCCAGCATTTGCAAGATATATTTGATCAGCAGCAAATGCTCCAGCTGTGTGCTGTCTTTGACAGATCCATGTGCTTCCACCGTATCTAATTACATCGTCACGATTATATGCCGTGGTTGTAGCCCAAGCATTACGCCATGTATATCTAATTCTACTGATTCTAAATTCTGCCATGATTTATTCCGTTTTAACTTGAATGTCCTGTAGGATATGTATATCCTTGATTTATTCTTTGTGTTAGTCTTCCCTGATTGTCGATATAATACAGCAGGTTTCTGCTGTCCCAACGATATTGTGTCCATACCAAATTCTCATATTCTATTTCGTGATCGTCAGTAATTCCTTCAAAATAGTCTACACCGGGTTCGAAATCTTCGAAGTTTTCAGACGGCGCTCCAGGAAGATTTAATTCAATGCTATCCTTGTCCTTGAGTTGATCACTTCTTAAAAGAAACAATTCTCCGTCCTGATTTCTGCGCAGGGCATACCAATATCTTGGTGAATCTCCGAGTGCTTCATCTGGACTTTGACCTAAATAATATGTACTTGGCATGATCGATCCTTATGATATTTCAACATAACTGATTGTGACATCCACGCTGTCTTCGGTGTCTGTTTCGATACGGATTCCAGATGTTGCAGGTAAAATTAATTTTTCACCTTGAGTGATTACCTTAGCTGTGGTGTTTGGAGCTATGATAATTCCTCGCACATAGGTGGCCTGCGTGGAATTCTCGTCTATCACATACATGTTAACAACCACGGTATCGTAGTCAGTGACGTTGGCAATATTACACCCTATCACCGTGGCTCTAACCCCGTCTGGAATCTGTAACACATCCACTGGGGTAATGCCTACTGAAGTTGTAACTGCGTGTCTAAATAGGGTTGGCATTTTATTTTTATCCTAACATTATAGCAAATGATGCTGAAATATCGTTGGCTGTGGTTTCAGACACAGCACCGCTTGAGCCAGCTGGTGATGCCCAGGTTAACCCGTCCCATATTTCTAAAGCCTTTGAAAAAGTGTTATATCGTGTCATACCGAGAACTGCATATGCACTCGGACGCTGTGCATCGTTGCCTGATGGGGGAACAAACCCGTTGGTCCCTTGTATTTTAAAATAGCCAGTACCAGTTTGTACAATTTGTGATATCGCATCTGATACCACATTAGTGATCACATTATCTACTATACGAAAATTACCTAATCTCACGCCGCCTGCACCGTTGCCGTCGATGTAAAGATCCTGACCAGTTGTGGTAGTAATTTCATTATCACGAAACATTAAATTTCCAACATCCAGTGTTGGAACATTTAATGCAGTTGTAAAAAACTCATTAACGTAGATAGATCTCCAGCGGAATGTAGGAGATCCCAAATCGTAGGTGTTGTCAGTTTCTGGTACTAGGTCACTGCGAATGCTGGCATTGATCACAATGTTGTCTGTGAGGGCATCACCAATTTGTATGTTTCCGCCAATGACCACATTGCCTGTGGCATTGACATTGCCTGTGACTACAAGATTTCCTGTGATGTTGGTATTGGCTATGATGTTAACTGTACCAGAGCCGTTGGGATCTATTTCTATGCTGCTGTTACTAACAGTAGTCGATATCGTGCTGCCTTGCAGTTGCAGATCATCTATCTGCAGTCTTGAATGATAAACAGTGGCTTCACCTGCTGCCGCTGCGAAATTTATGGTATTGGAATCACTGGTTATGGTATTACCAGTAAAGTGTAAGTTTCCAATGTTTAATTGATTGTCTACGGTGATGTTTGTGGAGCGAGTGTGTCCGTTAACATCTAGGTCAGTGGTAGGGGCTGCTGTTTTTATCCCGATACGAGAGTTCACAACATCCAGATAGAGTAAGTCTGTCTCAAAGGCTAAATTCTCACCCGCACGGAGTAAGTTAGACTTTAAGAGCTGACCGGAAATACGACCAATAGCCATGTGCTCTCCAATAAACCCGGTGTTTCACCGTTAACCAGATTTTCAGCTCACGCTCTTTGTCGGTTTACCACAGTCGGATCTTGCAAAAATGGTCGTTTCTGCAATTAAAGTTATTTATCAGTTTTGAAGAATTAGCCTAGTATAGCACTGTATATAAATCCAAGATCTTCCATGAACTCTTGTGTGACAAGATCGCCGCCGCCGGTGGCTACTATATATACTGATCCATCAAAACATTCAAGATATTGTTCGGTAGTATTCCAACGAGTATCTCCTACTTCGGGACTTGCAGGTCGTTGGCCAGATGTACCTGCAGGTATTACCATACCGTTGGTGCCTGAAAACACGTAGTATCCTGTACCAGTGATACCTAGAGTTAACGGTGTATTTAATAAATTGGTAATATCGTTGTTCTGCCATTGTGTGGTTTCTATACGTGTGATCCCGGTAAACGGCAGTAATCGAACATCGTCATTGCTTTGGATAGCTGATATTTTATTGATCTCACCATCTAATCTAAGTTGATCGCTGACCACTGCTGATTGTGGTCTCAACCCGCTGCCCGGCCATGCACCTGTTGTGATGTAAGTCCAATCAGGTGCGTGAGTTTGACTCCAACGACGAGCACTAGAATCACCTGCGTCTGCACCCATGGCAAACGTGAGATCGTCTCCAGGTATAATGCTTTGTGTGAAATCAGTGTTAATAGTTACAGTGTCGATGGTCTGATTACCAAAGGTCAGTGTGCCTAGGCCTGTAAGATTTCCGCTCATAGAAATATTACCACTGACAGCAAGATCTCCGGTGATGTTAGTATCGGCTCTTAATTCTACTGTGCCAGAGCCGTTGGGATCTAACACTATGTTGCTGTTAGATATACTAGATATGAGATTGCCATCTAGAACAAGATTGTCTGTAGCAAGTCTATCATGAAATATTTCGCCGCCGCCATTGATGTAAACATCAATGCCGCCCACGCTGGTTGTGATGGTTTCAGGTGAATTTAGTCTTAGATTACCCGGAGCAAGTTGGGTGACCGCTGTAAGGTCATTGGTGTAGATGTTGCTGTTAACATCAAGTGTGTACACAGGAGTTGAATCTTTAACTCCTATCCTCTGATTGGTTACATCAAGATAGAGTAGATCAGTTTCAAACGCTAGGTCAACTCCGGCACGTAGCAGATTGTCTGTGAGTACCTGTCCGCCTATGCGCCCCAATTGACTCATTGTTAGTTGGCGTATCCGTAGTATACAGTTACGTAAACTGGATTACCGCCTCCTCCT